AGGTGAACTATCACAGTAATAACCGTTAGTCTTTTCAACTTGCTTTAAAGTGTTTTTACACTCTTTACATTTCATATTTAATATTTATTTTATTAAAACTCTCTGGGGATATAGCGGGCTATTTTTTTTATATATTTAAATATGAACTAGGATGTTTCACTAGACCTTGGGTATCTCACTTGTCTTTCTAGTTGGTCTTACTGGCTGTAAGGTGAGACTTTTGTACTCCCGATGTCCGCTTTACCTGTATCTTGCTACTTGCTCCTGGTTGTTTGTAGTTTGCTAACTTTATCATAAAGGATAATCTAAAACAATTTAGAGAAAAAAATTTTTTTTAGCTCGCTTTGCTCGCAAGTATCTATATAATAAATTTATCTTGGGATGGTCCCAGGAGTTAGTTATAAATAAATATCTATAACTAAAAGAAAAGAAAAATGCTTTTCATCATATAGAGATATGTGGGGATTGAATAAGTTATTTTTTTATTCTTTCATACCAAACAGTACTGGACATACTGTACGTGAACGAGAACCTACTTCTTGCCCGAAGTAGGTTTTTGTTTTGTCGGGTCTATATTTCTACCTTTGATTCTTGGAAAATTTCTAGGTTTATGTTTATGACAATATTTATATTTGTTATATTGAGATAAGATGGTAGTACAAGCAGAATGCACGCAGGTTCGGTTTTTCTGATACTGCGTATTCTTTTTGAAGTTCGGGTACTTGTTACCCGATATGTATTCTGCCATAATTAAATTATAGGAGGACAGATGCCAGGTAAGAGTTATTCATACAAAAAAGGTATGAAAAAAAATAAAAGCAAAAAGAAAAAAAGATAATGGCTGAATATAGGGGAATGAAGGTAAAGTTAAATTCACCTTCTGCAATACGAAAAGGTGAACCAGGGTATGGTCGCAAAAAATCTAAAGTCTTTGTTATGGATAATGGCAAAGTAAAAAAGATTATGTTCGGTGACCCTAATATGGCTATAAGAAAAAACAATCCAAAAGCTAGAGCTTCGTTTCGTGCAAGACACAAATGTAGTACAGCTAAGGATAAAACAACAGCAAGATATTGGAGTTGTAGAGCATGGTAAAAATAAAAGGTGTTGATGTTTCTAGTCTTACTAAAAGACAACAAGATACTATGAAAAAACATTCTAAGCACCATACAAAAAAACATATACAATACATGACTAACTCTATGAAAAGAGGTAGTACATTTACTAAAGCGCATAAGAATGCGCAGAAAGCAGTAGGTAAATAATGGCTAAGAAAAAAGAAGTATGGGATAAGAAGAGACCTAAATCACTAGGCAAATCTAAACCACTTACAGCTGCACAAAAAGATAAAGCAAGAGCTAGAGCTAAAAGAGCTGGAAGAAAATATCCAAACTTAGTTGACAACATGTGGGCTTCTAACCAGTAGAACTACATGGCAAATTTAAAGACTGTGAGCTGTCCACACTGTGGAGATAAATTTAAACAACAACACGGTCGTCAAAAATATTGTAAGATACAATGCACTAAAGCTGCTAATGCAAGACAAAGAACTGCAGCTAAAAAAGAAGAAAAGAAATTAGCAACAGAATCTAATGCACGTGCTAGTCGTGGTGAACATTATTTATATTTTGTTGAGAACTATGCAGCAGAATTAGTAGAAGGTTTATTTACACAAAAGTTTGTAGCAGAAGATATAGGAGTTGACCAAAGTGTTGTAGCAAGAATGTTACTTGCATACAAAGAAGATAAAGCTGTAGCTGAAGCAAGAGAAGGTTGGGATATACCAGAAGAAGCTAAAGAAGCATTAACATCGTTTGAAAAATTTAGAGATAGATACTTCTTAACAGAGATGGGTAAACCGTATGAGACTGCTAAGTTTCATAAAAACTGGATTAAAAACATTTTAAAATCTATAAAGAACGGTACGCAGCTTATGATACTGTCACCACCTAGACATGGTAAAACAGATTTACTTACACATTTTGCAGTATGGCAAGTATGTAAAAACCCTAACATCAGAATTATGTGGGTAGGTGGTAATGAAGATATTGCAAAGAATGCAGTAGGTGCTGTGTTAGACCACTTAGAGAACAACGAAAAATTAATAGAAGATTTTTGTGGTCCAGGAGAAACATTTAAACCTAAGAGTAGAACTGGTAAGACTTGGAGTTCTGGTCAGTTTACAGTTAAAACTAGAACAGTAACTGGTATTAAATCACCTACTATGGTTGCAGTAGGTAAAGGTGGTAAGATTCTATCACGTGACTGTGACTTGATTATTGCTGATGACATTGAGGACCATGGTACAACTATACAACCTAGTTCACGTGAACAAACAAAGAGATGGTGGACTACAACATTATCATCACGTAAAGAGGAACATACAGCAATAGTTGTTATTGGTTCTAGGCAGCACCCAGACGATTTATATAATTCTTTAATAGACAATGATGAGTGGCATAAGATAATAGAATCTGCACATAGTTTAGATATTCCTATAGATTCTGGAGAACCTAAAGACCATAAAAAACACATGCTATGGTCTAGTAAAAGAAGTTACAAGTGGCTCATGGCACAAAGGAGAAACGCACAAACAACTGGTGGTCTTGCAATATTTGAGATGGTGTATCTAAATAGACCATTTTCAGAAGGGCTGCAAATGTTTAAGGTAGATTCCTTAGATGCTGCAAGAGATGATTCCAGGAATATCGGTCATGTACCAGCAGGCACAAGACTTATTGCTGGACTTGACCCAGCTGCAACTGGTTACCAGGCAGCATTCTTATGGGCATATCATGTAGAATCTGGCAAGTTGTACATGGTAGATATAGAAAATACAAAAGGTGGTGGCATACCACAAGCATTTAAAACTATAAAAGAATGGTATGCAAAGTATCAATGTTCTCATTGGATAATAGAAGAAAATGGTTTTCAACGTGCTATTAGACAAGATAGAGAATTAAAAGAATGGACATCAACAAAAGGCATACACTTAGAAGGACATCAAACACAAAAAAATAAATTTGACCCATACTTTGGTGTTGGGTCCATGAGTGAGTTGTTTGACAAAGGATTAGTAAATCTTCCTTATGGTAGTGCAGATTCACAAAATAAGAGTAATATATATCGTAGGCAGCTTTTGTATTTTTCAAATGCTGCTAACAAGGCAAGTAGCAGGGGTTACAAGTCAGATATAGTTATGGCTAGTTGGTTTCCTATAAAGATTGTAAGGAGATTACAAAAGGAGTTTATCGCAGAGATGGGATATGATTACCAACCAAGTTATGGCAATTTTGATGTAAGTAGCATGAACTCTGCACCATGGTAGGAATATGAATACAGCTGAATTACAAGATAAGATAACGCAATTACATTACGATAATCAAGAGAATCATGCGATGCGTGGTCGTATTCGTTCCATTATGAACGGTGGTGCTAGTGGTATTTTAGCTTTACTAGGTGACCAAGTAAAAGGATTCCAGGACTGGCAAGTACCTATGCCAAACCTTATGATGTCTGGATTAGAACACCTTGCGCAAAAGATAGGACGTATTCCTAATTTAAAAGTAGATGTACCTAACAATAAAGATTCAGAACGTGCAAGACAACGTGCAGATAAAATTGCACGAATAATTACTGCATACGATGATGTACAAAGATTAGATTTACAAATGCCACAAGTTGGTAGATGGTTACCAGGTTATGGTTTTGCTGCATGGATTATAAAAGAAAAGAAGGATGCTAACGGCACACCTTATCCTATTGCAGAATTAAGAGACCCGTATAATTGTTTTCCAGGGTATTTTGGTGCAGACCAAACACCTAAAGAAATGTCATGTGTACGTAGAGTTCCTAAAGATGCATTAGCTAAAATATATCCAAAATATGCAGAAAAAATTAAAAAAGAAAAAAATGTAATCAATGTAGCAAGCGGATATGCTTCTGCATACCAGGACGCATATAACGGTTCCTGGGCTAACTCAAATAACGAAGGTGATTTAATATCTGAATATTATAACGAAGAAGGTACTTATGTTTATCATTTAACTTCTGGAACTATATTAGATTTTATTCCTAACCCAATTAAATCTGGTCCGTCTTTTGTAGTAGCTAAGAAATTTAGTTTTGACCAGATGCAAGGACAGTATGACCAAATTATAGGACTTATGGCTTCTATGGCAAAAATTAATGTTATGTCAATTATTGCGATGGAAGATGCAGTCTTTACAGAAACAAACATAACTGGTGAATTAGAATCTGGACAATACAAAAAAGGTAGATTTGCAGTTAATTATTTTTCTCCAGGTAGCACAGTTTCTAAACCAGCATCTAACATACCTTATCAAATATTCCAACAGATAGACAGAATAGAGAGACAACTACGTGTAGGTGCTTCTTATCCTGCAACAGACGATTCACAGTCACCACTTAGCTTTGCTACTGGTAGAGGATTAGAAGAACTAGGTGCATCTATGTCACTTATGATTAGAGAATATCATACAGTAATGGCAGATGCTATAGAACAGATAGACTCTAAGAGACTTGAATGGGATGAAAACATGTACGGTGGTCAAACAAAAGAACTATCTGGCTATAGAGATAATAAATTTTTTAGTGAAACATACGAACCAAAAAGAGACATACAAAGTTCTTATAAGACTAGAAGAGTTTATGGAGCTATGGCTGGTTACGATGAACCACAGAAAATTGTAACAGGGCTGCAGCTTCTTAGTTCTGGTGTTATTGACACACAAACATTACAAGAAAACTTAGACGGTTTAGATGATTTAAGTAGAGTAAACGAAAGAATTACAAAAGAAAAGATGGATAAAATATTAGAAGATACTTTATTACAACAAGCATCTGCTGGTGACCAAAAAGCTGTTATGGCTGTGGTACAAATCAGAGCTAACCCATCTGCCAAACAATCAATACTAGATAAATTTTTTACAGCAGAACAACCCGAAATACCCCAACAAGAAGCAGCGTTGATTGAAGGTATGGGTCCTACACCACCTGGACCCGCACCTTCTATACAACAAGTATTAGGAATGGGATAATGCACGAACTTTTTGAAGAGATAGTTAACAATAGTTTATGGGAATTAGACGAAGATGGTGATGACATCATCATGGAAGATTTTATAAAGAAACAACAATTTAATAAGTTTCCTAGAATAATATCAAGATTTTTTGTAACAGAAATAATACATTTAGATGAGGATGATATAAATGGCAACAAGAATTACTAAAAGAAACAATGCTGTAAAACCAGCATCTAATAATTACATAGACCAAACAAGAATGACATACGGTGAAAAAGAACCTCTTAAAAATTTAAATAGTGAAGTACAGAATTTAGATTTACCACAACAGACACCTATGCCAGTTCCAGCACCGCAACCATCACAAAATGTATTTGCACCAACAAATCAACCTATGAGACCAGTAGAAGATGGTTTACCTTTTGGTCCTGGAGTAGGTGCGCAAGAAGGAATAGATACCACAGAATCTTTAATACAACAATTTTATGACCTAACTGGTGACCCGCTTTTAGCTAGATTAATAAGATAACATGTCGTACAGTGTATTTGATGCGGCATCCTTCCAAGATGATTCAGAGACTAAAAGAGCTATAAGCAAAGCTGTGGCACCTTCTTCTGTTAACCAGGAGCAAGCACAAAGAGCATCAGCAATAGTTAAACGTTATCCAACAATAAGTAAAGGTTCTTTAGTTGGTGCAGTCAAACTAGGTATTGCAGCAGATGACCCAAGACTGCAGCAAATAGTTATGAAAGAATCTGTATTAAAAGAAGAAGAAGGAGAAGGTAAATTAAAAAGCGCAATACGTAGGTCAGTTCGTGGAACATTTATAGGTTTCCAAAACTTATGGGAAATGGCATTACCAAGAGGTGTAAGATATTTAGAAGGCAGACAACAAGGTATGTCTCACGAAGAAGCAAGTCAAAAGAGTAAAGCTACGTTGCTTGGTGAGATAGACACAGCTAAAGCTGCAGGTAAAGATATAGATTTAGGTCAAGGATGGTTCTTAGGCAGCACTGACCCAACACAAACATCTGAATATAAAAACTTATTAGCATCTGGTGTTGACCCACTAGAAGCAAGAGAATGGGTTAGAGATAATATTTTAGGTGTACAGATATACGAAGAACAAAAGAAAAAAGCAAATCAAATACAATTTGTTGGTGAACGTGCAGAAAAATTTAGAGCTGCAGGTTTAGACCCTACAGTTACTATTGGTAGATATTTATTTAAACCAGTAGATGACATTATAGAACCAGGCACAAAAGCATATAATTATATAACTGGTGCTATAGATATAGTTGCACAAATATTTGGTGACCCTACCGCAGCAGCAACATTAGGTGTAAGTAAAATACGTAAAGGAGCATCTACATTTAGTGAGTTAGAAAATCTAAGTGGAATGGCTAAGATTTTTGAAAATACTGGATTATTACAAGGTGCTAGAAAAACTGTGTTTGGTCCAACTGTCCAGGAGTTTATGGCTGGTAAAGCTGGTATAGCATTTAAAAAATTTTTATGGGAAAACTCAACAACAGATATTATTGCTGCATCTAAAAATAACATTGATGATTTTAAATTTTACGATGAGTTAGATAAGTTTAAAGCAAAAAACAAAGGTAAGTCATTTGAAGAAATAGATGCAGACTTAACAGAAAACTTAGTTAAGAAAAATTTACTTATAGAAGCTACACAAAACAATTTACCTACAGTAAGAAGAAAAGGTAACAGATTAACAGGTATGTTAGAGAGAACATACGGTACAAGATTAATTACAGAAAATAAAGACGATGCTTTTATTAAATTAAATAGATTTATTAGATTAGCTACTACTGGATTAGAAGAAACTAAAAAAGTAAAAGTAAGAGATAAGTTTATGTCAGATGCAATAAAAGCACTTAATGCTGCAGATGCACCTACAGAAACAGCTAAGTTAGTAGGCAACTTTATACAACGTCAATTTAGACCACAAGTAATAAAAGCATTAGGTGGTAGAGATAAACTAACTAAGTTTCAAACAGATTTAGTAGATAAAGGATTAGAAGTACAAGCAAGATTTATTGGCACTGCACAAAAACAAAAAGGTGCAGTTAAAAGTTATGCAATAAGTTCTACTGGAGAAAACTTACCAGTAACACAAGTGCTTAGACAATTACAAGGTGGTAAATTAGATGGAGTTGCAGAACTTGTGGACCCAGTTAC